TGAGCTTGCGGTAGCTCTGGGCGAAGGCGCAGGCCATACCCTGGGTATACCCCGCCGGTGCTTGGCCTCTATCACGCCAACTGTAATAACGAATGGCACTATCGTTGGCGATGTCGCAGATGGCCGAGATATCGGTTGCGCTAAGGGCGAAAGGGGGCGGAGGCAGGCCCTCCTTGCCTGCATACAGCGCGCCCCAGGTCTGATCGCCGGCTAGGCCGTCGACCATCAGGCCACGGCTAGCTTGGTAGTTGCGTACAGCGCTGTCGGTTAGGTTGCCGAAGTCGGCGTCGACAGTGAGCCCCGGGTGTAGATCCGTGCCGTTGAGGAGGGTCTGGAGATCACTGACATGGGTGCCTTCATCACCGACGCCCAGGACTGGCCGGCTGTCCAGCGGGACGTCCAGTGGATTTTCGTTTTCTGAAGGTGGTTGCTCGGTTGGCGGCGGTGTGCTGCTGCCTTCCTTGCCGCTGATTGCGGTAGCTATGGCACTACAGATCGCAGCGTAGTACTGATGATAGTTATTGCTGTCCCCAGTATTATCACAAAAACAGGTCTCGATTAAGATCGCAGGTGCTTTAGTATTATTAAGTACATAGAGGTCTGATCTGTATTTTGCCCCCCTATTGGTGAAGTGCCCAGCTGATGCCAATGCCGATGACACCTTGGCGGCTAGGCTTTTTTGAGTAACGTACAGTACTTCACAGCCATGAGCACTATGATCATAGGCGTTGAAGTGCACGGATACATCGTAATCGTGTGATGGTCTGGCATTATGCCAATTTGTTATAGTATGAAGGTTGGTATTCTGGTCGTAGCTCGTATTATCGTGGAAAGTCCAAGTTTCCACGCCGCGATTACGCAACTCGGTCGCGACCGTTTCTACGACTTTTCTTGCCTCGTCGACTTCGTCTAGTTGCGGTGGTACTGGGTTACCCCGAGCGCCTCGGATATGCAGGCCATGGCCTGAGCTGATAGCGATTTTCATTTGTGCCCCTCTGGTATGATGCATTTGGCGAGCAGCTGCGACACTTCCCGCTGGTACTCGTAGTTCTGCTTGATCAGGGTTTCGCGGAACGCTGCCGCGCCGGCTAAGGCGTAGAAGATGAAGACGATCAGCGCGGCATTTACCGCAATTGACGCCACCGTCGCGGGCTGATCCTTTAAGATATCCAGTAGGCTTCTTGCTGTCTGGCCGATTTCTTCAACGGGACTAGGGTTCATATCCGAGGGTTTAGAGGAAGGGGGTTAAAGTGTTATTAACTATGTCCATCCCAATGGAGAAATCTTAGCTGGACGCCGTCGCTTGCGGCCCCATAGGTACTCGTTGACGTGCGGCAGCATGCCACCGTGTACCACCATGGCAACGTATTGCAGACAGTCGGCTACGTGCGAGTAACCTTCCGGGTCGTTTTTGTCTGGCTTCGTGGTCTTGAGCGAGCCTTCTTTCGTGCGAGTGTACCGATATCCACCTCCAAGCGCGCGACATAGTTTCGGACAGCCCGACCTATTGATAACGAGAGTAGGTCCACCGTTTGTTTGGCGTAGGAGGAGAGCTTCAACGGATCGGAGCCGGGGTTCGATGTCATTTCCTGGTGCAGGTACCGCTGCAAATCCGAGACGCTTGAGAGCATCGAAGCAACTTTCTTCAGCAACGTTACTCTTTGCGACACCGGCAGGGTCGCCCACCATGGCGATTTTAAGGCCTTGGTACTTTTCCTGCATGAGCCGCGGGCGGAGATTCTGCCAGACATGTTTTTCAAGCCCTATGTTTTCTGCTTTGACTTCTTCGTGGACAAGCAGACGTCCCATATGATCGACCTGACAAATGAGGGACCACGGATTTCGACCGAAATCTTGACCCACGTATAGCGGGTAACCCGGTATGACCATTGTGTGCTCGACAGTGTGAAAGTCAGCCCGATAGGACTCTTTGAATACAGCGGCTCCGGAGGGATCATTACCGTAATTGGCATAGACATACCTGTTGACGTAGTCGTGCTCGGGTCCATAGGTGGCGACGATGTTCTCGTAGTATTTGCGTCCCTGTGCAAGCCGGTTATAGGAATTCAGCGGTAGCGCGATGGAGTCTGCGCTTTGCAGCAGGAAATTAAGGTTTTCAGCGCCTGAGGTCTGGTTGCCGCCTTTATCGAAGGTCGGAAAGTCCATGCCGCTGGGCTGCTTGAAGAACTGCCATGTTGGCACTTCACCAGCCTTGACCTTCTCCATGAACTCCCACCAGGGTGACATCTCGACAGGCATGTTGGTATCGGCTATGATGCCAAACCATGTCGGAACACCACGTTGCCCCGATGGATATCGACCGATGCGGCCTTGAACGTGTCCGAGAATATCTATGTTCATCTCGATGCACTCAGACAGGAAGGCTCCGGTTAATTGCATCGATAGAAGTCGTGCTTTATCTTCGGCATCTTCCAGCGGCAGAAACACCCACTCCGAAACAACATCGTTGAATTTCACATGATACGTCGACTCGGATACTTTCCACTGGCCAAAACGGGAAAGCCACTGATCACAATCTTTGAGGACGGTAGCTTTGAGTTGCTGGAGGGTTTGGCGACAGAGCGCGAAGCGCGTGTAACGCAGGCCATCCGGTGCCTGGGCCTGCTCAGCGCTACGGCGCAACAGCTCCATGATTATGCCGGTGGTCTTGCCACTCCCGATTGGGCCGGCGATGATCCGCCCGAATGAGTTTGACTGGCAGAACGCGGCGATTGTCGGCGGAGCGTCGTAGTGGAGGCCTTCGGTCACGCTGCCTTACTCTGTCGTAGAAGTTTTTTGTTACGCTTTTTTTCGCGGTAGGCTTCGAATTTTGCGATTGCGGTGTCGCCATCTTCCCTTTTAAATGAGCCTAGGTAGGGGCGAATCAGGTTGAAGACTTTGATGGCGTCGTCACTCCCGGCCTGATAGCGGTAGTTGGGGCGCACAGGCCGGGGATTTTTGGCGAGGGCTCTGGTTTTGAGTCTTGCCGGCTGCTTGCTTTCATCAAATGGACCATACACCACTCCGAGGCCGCCGACTGCGCGACGGAAGCGTTCCAGAGTTTCCCATTCAATTTGGGCCATGGTGATTAGCAGTCGACAAATGCCCTTGTTGTTTGTGTAGGCCCCGATGCATCCTTCCCCATCGAAGAAGCCGGCCATGATTTTGATTTCATCTTGTTTGTGGGTCTTTATCGACATGCGATAGCTCCAGGGTGGGGGTTTCGTCGACTGCTTTAACAGGGTCAGCCTCGATCTTGACGGCATTGCCGCCGAGATTAATGGAGATGGTGAAGCGTTCATTGTTGCCAGCGTGCTGGCTTGGCGCGGGGGGCGCGATGCCGGCGAGGTCTTTAAAAAGCTTGGCAGCGGCGATGGCGTCGGCGAGTTCGCTTTGACGTGAGCCCATCCGGTCAGCGAGGACTGGGAGCTTCTCTTCCAGCGCGACCAGGGCGCAGAAGGCGACCCGCTTCTGGGTTGAGCCGAGGGAGTGCCATTCTTTGGTGTAGTCGGCCAGTACCCGTTGGAAAAACGGGTTGGGGGCGATTTCTGCGTCAAAGAAGTCCTGGGTGATGAGGTATTTTTCCAGGATCTTGTCGAATGGCCGCAGCTCAGTGGCCATCTCACGCGCGATCAACGTCATAAGGGCGGGCTCGGGGGCCTCACTCATGGGGATGCCTGTAGCACAAGGAGGTAAAGTGTCGCAAGGGCGATGTGCCGCAGGTAGTCTTAAGAACGTGTTAAGGGCTTTTCAGTACCGTGAAGCGAGATTTCGGGATTTGGCTCTCATGGCAGATACACTCGGGCAGCAAGGCGTCCTTCAGTTTGTGCCGCCGGCTGCTCTGGAACAGCAAGAGGCGCAGCGCGCCCAGGGTCTGGCCGCCGCGCAGGACGCGGTGCAGAACACGCCGATCCCGACGCAGCTGGCCGGGTACATCAATGGCCGCTGGGAGATCTTTCGTAACCACCGCAACACGTCGGCCGGCTGGAGCGAGCGGCTGCTTATCGCGCTACGCACCTTCAACGGCCAGTACGATGCCACAAAACTCAATGAAATCAGGAAGTTCGGAGGGTCGGAGGTGTACCTTCGGCTGGTGGCTCAGAAGTGTCGCGCGGCTACTTCGCTGCTTCGCGATATCTACCTCGGCGCGGACCGCCCGTGGTCGATCAAGCCGCCGGCGAGCCCCGACCCGCCGCCGGAGATCATGCAAGCCATAAACCAACTGCTGACGCACGAGCAGCAGATGGTGCAGCAGCAAACCGGCAAAGCGCCGCCGACTGACAGTGAGACCAATCGCCGCCTGCTGTTGATGCAGTCGGCACTCGATAAGGCCAAGAAGACGGCGTCCGATCAGGCCAAGCTGTCGGAAGATAAGGTGGAGGATATTCTCCGTGATGGTGGGTTCTATCAGGCGTTTGCTGAGTTCCTGGTGCAGCTTTGCATTTTCCCGTTCGCGTGCATCGTCGGCCCGGAAGTCAAGATCCTGCCGGAGTTGTCATGGCCCGATGGCGGCGGACCGCCTTCTGTCAACCGCGTGCCGAAGCTTACGTGGCGCAGTCCTTCTCCCTTCGATCTGTGGTGGACTCCGGGCGTGTCGGACATTGCCCAGGCGGAGATAATTGAAAAAATTCGCATGACACGGGCGGAGTTGAACGATCTTCTCGACCTACCGGGTTACGATCAGCAAGCGATCCGAGAGGTGCTGCAGCATTACGGGCAAGGAGGCTATTACGATAACTGGGATACCACTGATGCAGAACGTGCTGTCCTCGAAAATAAAGAGAATCCTGCATGGAATCGCTCCGGCATGATTACAGGAATGCTATACAACGGCCCGGTCCAGGGGCAGATGCTTGCACAATATGGCATCCAAGTGGACGATCCATTGCGCGACTACTACATCCAGGCGTGGAAGATTGGACCGTATATCATCAAAGCCCATCTTGCCCCATCCCCCCGTCAACGCCACCCTTATTTTATTACATCATTCGAAAAGGTCCCGAACACACCGATAGGTAACGGTTTGACTGATATCCTGGTTGACATTCAGGAGATTGTGAATGGGACTGTACGCGCTCTGGTTAACAACGTGTCTATTGCTTCTGGACCACAGGTTGTGGTTCGTGATGATAGACTTAGCCCTGACGAAACCGGCGAGGACATGTACCCATGGAAACGATGGCACGTTCGCTCCGATCCGCTGAGTTCGACGACCGAGGAGCCGATCACCTTCTTCATGCCGACCTCGAATGCCGGCGAGATGATGCAGGTGTTCGACAAGTTTGTGGGTATGGCGGACGATGTCTCTGCGATACCGAAATACATCGGCGGCGAGGCCGGGTCTGGTGGCGCAGGTCGTACTGCGTCTGGTCTTGCGATGCTCATGGGCAACGCTTCGAAGATTTTGCAGACGGTAGCAGCGAATGTGGATCGTGACGTCATGGAGCCAGCCCTTACCCAGCTGGCCGACCTTATCCTTCTCACCGACGAGACCGGCATTTTGACCGGCGAGGAGAAGATCAGTGTCCAGGGTGTCCAAGTCGCAGTCCAGCGCGAGACCATCAGACAGCGGCAGGTCGAATACCTACAGGCCACTAACAACCCCATCGACAACCATATCATGGGTCTTAAAGGCCGCGGCTCTGTTCTGCGTGCTGTTGCTGCTACTATCGGTCTTGATGGGGAGGTTATCGTACCTCCTGACCAGCAGCTCGATCAAATGCAGAAAACTCAGCAGCAGCAGCAACAGCAGGGTCCGCTAACCGAGCAGGTCAATCAGGCTGTTACCAAGGGTGTCGCCGCCGGAGTGCAGCGTATCACTACCGAACTGACGGCGGCGCAGCTTGGCGGCACTGAAGGTATGCCGATGGGCATGCCCACTCATATCGGTACGCCCGGCGGTCAACAGGGTGCACCGGGATCTGCGCCGGTCCCGGGTGCGCATCTTGGTCCGCAGCAGGCCGGCGGTCAGCAGGGTGGCATGCAGAAGGCAGCTAACCGGGCGCAGGGTACTCAGCAGGGTCCCTTGGCGGCGGGGGGTGGACCTCAGGTCGCAAATACGCTAAGCAACCAACCAGGACCCGGCGCTAAGCCGATATCCCCTGGACCTG